AAATGGTTTCCCTGACCCATATCTTGCCAATGAACCAATCACAGCAATCTGTTTGCACTATATCAATGGTGTGTCATACGTGTTTGGTTGTGGTGATTTTGAAAACAAAGACCCAAAGAATGTCACCTATGTAAAATGTAAAGATGAATGGTCTTTGTGCAAAGCCTTCTTGTCTTTGTGGCAGTCTAAACTACCTGACGTTATCACTGGTTGGAACACCAAGTTCTTTGATATTCCATATTTGGTCAATCGTTTCCGTAAGATTCTCGGTGAAGATGAAGCCAAGAAATTGTCTCCATGGAACTATATCAGTGAACGTAAGGCGATTGTAAATGGTCGTCAACTAATCTCATACAACTTGGTCGGTGTTGAATCACTTGACTACATTGAACTATACAAATGGTATGCGCCGGGTGGTAAGTCACAAGAATCATATCGTTTGGATAACATCGCACAAGTTGAACTCGGTGAAGGTAAGATTTCGTATGATGAATATGAAAACTTGCATAGTCTTTATCGTCTGAACTATCAACTGTTTATTGAATACAACATCAAAGACGTACACTTGATTCTGAAATTAGAAGACAAGTTGAAACTGATTGAATTGGCACTTACCTTGGCGTATGATACCAAGTGTAACTATGAAGATGTGTTTGCACAGACTCGTATGTGGGATTCAATGTCTTATTCTTACCTGTTGAACAAAGGTATCATTGTACCACCTAGAATCAACAAAGAAAAAGACGGCATGTTTGAAGGTGCGTATGTCAAAGAAGTTCAAGTTGGCCGTCACGATTGGGTTGCATCATTTGACTTGAACAGTTTGTATCCTCACTTGATGATGCAATACAACATTAGTCCTGAGACATTGATTGATGCATCTAACTATACCGATACCATGCGTAAGATTATCTCTGACGGTGTTTCTGTTGAAAAGATGTTGCTGAAGCAGGTTGACTTGAGTGAACTTGAAGAAGGTTTCACCATGACTCCAAACGGACAATTCTATCGTACTGATATTCAAGGTTTCTTACCTAAGATGTGTCAAGACATGTATGAAGACCGTAAGAAGTTTAAGAAGATGATGTTGACTGCGAAACAGGAATATGAAAACGAAAAAGATGATTCTAAAAAGTATGAGATTGAAAAACGTATTGCTCGTTTCAATAACCTACAACTTGCAAAGAAAGTGTCTTTGAACTCGGCATACGGTGCGATGGGTTCACAGTATTTCCGTTTCTATGATTTGCGTAACGCCGTTGGTGTTACAACTGCTGGTCAATTGTCGATTCGTTGGATTGAAGCCAAAGTCAATCAGTACATGAATAAACTTCTTGGTACGGAAGATAATGACTATGTTATTGCTTCTGATACAGATTCAATCTATCTCCGTCTTGGTGAATTGGTTGCAAAAGTGTATGGTGTTGATGGTGTTGTATCACCAAACATCGACAAACAAAAAGTGATTGAATTCATGGACCGTGTTTGTGAACAGAAACTACAACCATACATTGACAAGTCATACAAAGAGTTGGCTGATTACGTACATGCGTATGCACAGAAGATGCAAATGAAACGTGAAGGTCTTTCTAATGTTGGTATTTGGACTGCCAAGAAACGATACATTCTAAACGTATTCAACAATGAAGGTGTGCAATATGCGGAACCTGATTTGAAAGTCATGGGTCTTGAAATGATTAAATCTTCAACTCCATCCGTGGTGCGTGTGAAGATGAAAGAAACAATCAAGATTCTGGTGAATGGTACAGAAGATGATGTGCAAGACTTTATTGCCGAGTTTAGGAAACAATTCAAAGGTCTACCTGCGGAAGAAATATCTTTCCCTCGTGGTATTAATGGTTTGCGGAAATATTCCAATTCGGTAACCATGTATGAAAAGGGCACACCAATTCATGTCCGTGGTGCAATTCTATACAATCACAATTTGAAAGAATTGAAGTTGGAGAAGAAGTATCCATTGATTCAAGAAGGTGAAAAGATTAAGTTTGTCTATTTGAAAACACCAAATCATTTCAAAGAAGATGTGGTATCTTTTCCATCTAGAATACCTAAAGAGTTTGAGCTTGACAACTACATCGACTATGATGTACAATTCGATAAGACGTATCTGGAACCAATCAAGGTTATTCTTGACTGTATGAATTGGAAACCAGAAAAAACAAACTCACTTATGGATTTCTTCGGATGATTTTCTTCACATTCTTAACAGCACTTGCACTATCTGGTGTTGCTGGTTACTATTCAGTTATTGGTCTGGCTGCAATCTTTCCTGGTTCATTCTGGCCAATCATCATCATGGGTTCAACTCTTGAGGCAGCCAAACTTGTGACTGTCTCTTGGTTGTATCATAACTGGACTAAAGCACATATTGGTTTGAAGTCATACCTAACTGTTGCTTGTGTTATCTTGATGATGATTACCAGTATGGGTATCTTTGGTTACTTGTCTAAAGCACACTTGGAACATTCTGCTGATACCGCACCATTGGCAGCCAAAGTACAGTTATTGGATGAAAAGATTAATGTTATAAAAGGAAATTTAGATGATAACCGCAAAATCATTAAACAGATGGATGAACAGGTCGACCAAACAATGGGCCGCTCAACAGATGAAAAAGGAATTGCCAATTCGGTTAACATTCGTAGGTCGCAAGTCAAGGATAGAACTCGTATACAAAGCGAGAACGAAACCTACCAGAAAAGAATTGCTGAACTCACTGAAGAACGATTCCCTCTACAAAATGAGTTACAGAAAGCGGAGTCAGATTTTGGTCCGATTAAGTATGTCGCAGAGTTGATTTATGGTTCTGGTGGTAATGACATTATAGATAAGGCTGTTCGCCTTGTTATTATGTTGATTATGGTGGTGTTTGATCCATTGGCAGTATTATTGTTAATCGCAGCAAACATTTCTATGCAACAACGCCAGAAGGTTACTCAGGTCAAACCTGAACCAGAACCTGTAAAGAAAAAAATACCTGACATGGACATTCCTGTATTTGTTGCAAAGGAAGAACCAAAGGTTGAACCTGTTGAAGAAACAAAGCCGGTTATAACTATTGAAAAAGAAAATGTAATTACTATTGATGGTGCATCAGGTGAAACTATTCCACCATTAAACTCTCCAGGTGTTTCTATGTCAACAAAGGTCCTTGAACCTAAGTATGATTATGAAGCACCGTTCTCATTTCGTGAAAAGGATAAACAATGAGCATTCTTGACAAAATCAAAAAGAACAGCAGTATCAAAGAGTCTGCAATTCTATCAAAATCAAAATTCTTCACCAAGAAAGACATGATTACAACACCAGTACCTGCAATCAACATTGCATTGTCAGGTAGACTAGATGGTGGTCTTACACCAGGTCTTACAATGTGGGCAGGTCCATCAAAACACTTTAAGACAGCATTTTCTTTGTTGATGGCCAAATCTTACTTGGACAAATATCCAGATGCCGCTCTTCTATTTTATGATTCAGAATTCGGAACACCTCAGTCATACTTTGACTCTTTTGGGATTGATACCGATAGGGTATTACATACACCAATCACGGACATTGAACAACTCAAGTTTGATGTGATGAAACAGATTACGGAATTGGAACGTGGTGACCAACTCATCATTGTTATTGATTCTATCGGTAATTTGGCATCTAAGAAAGAAGTTGAAGATGCATTGAATGAGAAATCTGTGGCCGATATGACTCGTGCCAAACAAATCAAGTCTTTGTTCCGTATGGTAACACCACACTTGACAATGAAAGATATTCCAATGATTGTTGTTAACCACACATACAAGACAATGGAAATGTTTGCAAAAGATGTTGTTGGTGGTGGTACTGGTTCTTATTACTCAGCAGATAACATTTTCATTCTAGGTCGTCAACAAGAAAAAGACGGCACAGAAGTTACTGGTTACAATTTTATTATCAACGTTGAAAAGTCTCGTTATGTCCGTGAAAAGTCTAAAATCCCTGTTACTGTATTGCACGATGGTGGTATTAACAAGTGGTCTGGCTTACTCGATATTGCTCTTGAATCTAAACATGTGATTAAACCTAAAGCAGGTTGGTATCAACGTGTTGACGAAGATGGTGTAGTTGAAGAAAAGTCATACCGTGAAAAAGATACTAACTCATCAGCATTCTGGTTGCCTATCTTGAAACAAAAATCTTTCCAAACATTTGTGGAAGAAAAATATTGTGTTGCACAAGGTAGTATCATGCAAGATGAAGTTGATGAAACCTTTGATGTTGAAACCACTAACGGAGAATAAACATGATGTTAGAAGGAACAGATTATTGTTTCATCTATCCTAAAGAAGATGAACAAACGGTACACATCAAATTTCTTCAAGGACCATACAAAGATACCGTATACAAATATGGTAAGGTCAAATTTAAGGAAGAAAACGAGCAGGTCTATTTACTTTTTGCTTATGATGTGTTAGAATCTCCAGTTGCAAAGCCTAAGAAACTTGAAAAAGACTTAGACTTTAAGAACTACATTGGCGACTTGTTGGTGGATTTAATGTCTGCCAACCTTGAACAGGATATTATTGATGAAACTGGAACAGACGATTCTCAAGAATCTAATTTATAATGAAGAATACCTTAGAAAGGTTCTTCCATTCATAAAGCCTGAATACTTTACTGACAACACTGATAGAGTTATCTTTAATGAAATTACATCGTTCACAAACCAATACAATAGTCCACCAACGATTGAAGCAGTTGGTTTGGCCATCAAGGAGAGGCGAAATCTTACGGATGATGAAGTGGAAAGATGCGAACAGAATCTTGCTGAGATTAAATCATCTTCACAAGAGACTTCCCCAATTCAATGGATTGTTGACAAAACCGAGAAGTTTTGCCAAGAGAAAGCCATCTACAACGCTATATTGGGGTCTATTTCTATCCTTGACGGCAAGGACAAAACGCATGACAAAGGCTCGATTCCCGCTATATTGTCGGATGCCTTGGCGGTAAGTTTTGATTCTTCCGTTGGCCACGATTATCTAGAAAACTCCGATGAACGATATGAGTTCTATCACAGACAAGAAGAACGTATTCCGTTTGACTTGGATTTCTTGAACAAGATTACTAAAGGCGGTCTAGTTAAGAAATCTCTCAACATTGCTTTGGCTGGTACCGGTGTCGGTAAGTCATTGTTCATGTGTCACGTTGCTGCATCTTGTATGTTGCAAGGCAAGAATGTTTTGTACATCACATGTGAAATGTCCGAAGAACGTATTGCTGAACGTATTGACGTAAACCTTTTGAATGTGTCCATGGATGACCTGGGTTCATTACCAAAAGAAATGTATGACAAGAAGATTGCTCGACTACGTGAGAAGACAGTTGGTAAATTAATTGTCAAAGAATATCCTACCGCTACGGCAGGATCAACTCACTTTAGGACTCTATTGAATGAACTTAATCTCAAAAAGTCATTTGTGCCTGACATTATCTTTATTGACTATCTTAATATATGTGTTAGTTCAAGACTCAAAGCCGGAAATAACGTCAACTCGTATACTTATGTTAAAGCAATTGCCGAAGAATTGCGAGGTCTTGCCGTTGAATTCGATGTCCCAGTTGTATCTGCAACCCAAACGACAAGGTCAGGATATGCTAGTAGTGACCCTGGACTCGAAGACACAAGTGAGTCTTTTGGTTTGCCAGCAACGGCCGACTTGATGTTTGCACTAATTTCTTCCGAAGAACTTGAAGAAATGGGTCAAATCATGGTTAAACAATTGAAGAATCGTTATAATGACCCAAGTTATTACAAACGATTCACACTTGGTATTGACCGTTCTAAGATGAGACTATTTGACGTTGAACAATCAGCACAAGATGGTATCACCGACTCTGGTCAACCAGATAAACCGTTGAACACTTTTGGCAACAGAGAAAAACCACAGAAGAAATCATTTGATGGATTTAAAGTATGAAAACCCGTGAACAAATTATCACCTCAATGTGTTACACATGGCGACACGATTATGGTCTTGACAAGAGCCAACAAGCCTATCCATTCAGTGCAGGTATGACTGTTGAAGAAAGAAAATCGTTATGGAACCAAATGGCACAAATTTTTGATAACGATATTGCGCCACATATGGAATTTAAAGTATGAAATTGACATTTGATGAAGCGGTACATTGTGCTAATGCATTTGAAGATTACTTTGGTAACTTTGACCGTATTGATGAGTACATGCGTGACCAGAAATTGAACTCTTTGGCTGACCTGCCGAACAATCCTCTATTCCCATTAGAAGATGATTTGTTCCAAGACTTCTCCATGCACCCCAAAGACATGAACTTTGAGGTGTGTGAGATTGATGGTGAAACATGGAATAACCTGTTGGATATTACATCCTCACATGTGAACATTGCACCAGTTGGTCGTAATGTTAAGTTGGCAGTCAAAGAAACCACAACCGATAAGATTGTTGGTTTCATTCGTCTTGGTTCTCCAGTTATCAACTGCAAACCACGTAATGCAATGTTGGGACAAGTCTTCACTCAACAAAAAGATTGGGGTAAACGATTCAACGATTCTTCTATGATGGGTTTCGTTATCGTACCTGCACAACCATTTGGTTACAACTATCTTGGTGGTAAGTTGTTGGCTGCAATCTGTACTTCACATGAAGTTCGTGAGATTGTCAATAAGAAGTACAACATGAACCTATGTTTGTTTGAGACTACCAGTTTGTATGGCAGTTCTAAACAAGTGTCACAATATGATGGCATGAAACCATACATTCGTTTCAAAGGTCTTACCGAAAGTGACTTCTTGCCTATGATGCACGGTAAACCTTACTCAGATTTGCGTGACTATGTACAAGATAGAACTGGTCCATTGGTTGAAGATGATGCTTCTAGTAAGAAGTTGAAAATCTCAATGAAGATTATTTCTTTGACCAAGGCTGCACTAAAAGGTACAGATGCGGGTAAAAAGTTTGATGCAACAATTCTAAAAGCCAAAGGATTGACTGAACAAAAACGTTACTATGTTAGTGACTATGGTTTCAAGAACATGGTTGACTATGTGAACTGTAAAACCGATGTGTTGATTCCAGGTGAAAATTATGAGAAACATAAACTGTCCAACTTGATTGAATGGTGGAGAAATAAAGCCATTAATCGTTATGTTACATTACATAATGAAGGTCGATTAAAAGATGAACTTGAAGTTTGGACTTCTGGAAAGGAGATCCAGATTATTCGATAAATACTTTTATTTGGGGATTAAAATGGCACAATCCGGCGCAGGAGCAGAAGTAACCGCTTTGGCGGAAAGTTTACAGGCTTACGCTTGTGCAACCCGTCAGTTTTTAGGAAAAGATTTGGAAGATATAACTCAAGTCAACAGTAAAACTATTCTTGATGCGGATTGTGATAGAACCCTCGAACAATGTATTTCTGGATTAGATGAAGGATGGTATCATAGTGTAATTGTCACCGCAAATAAAATCTTCAAAGATTTCAACATTAAAAGTAAAAACTATAAGTTTTATCGTGGTGGAAAATTAGTTGGTCAAATTTATAAAGAGTTCGGCCGTTTCAGAAAAGAAAGTGGTATCTCTGGTGATGACAAATGGAATCCAGCAGACATTTGGATGGCCAAGAAAGATTTCAAATTTGAAGATGGTCATAATACATTAACGGAATATAATCGTTACATTTATGACCAATATCAAAGTGAAAAATTGGTCGGAATATCATTGAAAAAGATTCCCAAAGGTGCTGCTACATCCAAAGTGTATAATGATGGAAAACCACCTGCAGCAGAATTTAAAGGATTTAAACTTGGTCCTAATATGGCAGATTCTAAAGACATTTACATTCAATACAAGTCTGAAGGTAAAGATGGTGAAATACAGTTGAGAAATTTCTCAAGTCGTCCTGTTACATCGTCATGGCAAGGAGAAATTAAAGGTAAAACTGCTGCTGGTGGTAAAATTGGTGGTGGTGTATTAATTTCTTTAGCTGATGAATGTGGTGTTTCTGGCCTGACTAAACCAAGTTCATTTGGATCAAGTATAGATAAACCAACAGACAAAGTTTTTGATAATTTTGCTAAGATGTTCAAAGAACTTTCTGGTGTTAAAACCAATGTAAAAGATTTGATACTTGAAGCTAAGATAAATCAAAAAAGAGATAAAGTTTGGTGGATGTCAAAATATTTGGGGTTGGCATATTGTTATGCTTTACGTAAAAGTGGTAAAGAAGATATTGTTACAAAAGCAATTTTTGGTTACGGATCTTCTGCCACAAAAAACAGTAGTATCTTTATTAAATATAGTTAAATATGAAAAACTTAATTGACAGTGATGATGACTTTGGATTCTCAGCAATCTCCGAAGAAGAATATGAAGCACGTATAACCAAGGCTGCAGAAGTTGCTTCGGCACCAATTGAAGATTATAAAACAAGACTTGAAAATTTAGAGTCTATGATTCTTCCTTTCCTACAAAAACTCCGAGACACCGGAGACAAAGAATACATATATTGGCCTAATCGTAAAGATGCAATCAATAAACAAATTGAAAAAATATTGAAACTGACTAGAGGATGATATGAAACCATTGGTGACTGTGGTTACACCTACAACAGGTGCACCATATTTGAGACAGGCTATTGAATCTGTCAAAAATCAAACATACGATAATATACAACATCTTGTATTCATAGATGGCCAACCAAAAGGCCGTGTCATTTGTTCTGAATACACCGGCATTGATGTTATCGACCTACCTTACCCAACTGGAACCGAAAGATATAATGGCCACCGTATGTACGGCGCCAGTGCATATCTGGCCAAGGGTGACTTCATATGTTTCTTAGACGAAGATAATTGGTTGGAACCAAACCACGTTGAATCCTTAATGAAGGTTATGGAGACAGGTGCCAATTGGGCATACTCGTTAAGAAAAATTACAGACAAAGATGGCAAGTATGTTTGTAATGATGATTGTGAATCTTTAGGTAAATGGACTTCTTGTATCAACGATAACTTTGTTGATGTTGGTTGTTATTTCTTTCCAAAAGATTTGGCTTTACAATTAAGTCCAATTTGGTATCGTAAAGCTCGTGAACCTGGTGTTCCAGAGGTTGACAGAATGCTTATGCATGTGTTAAAATCCAACAATACTAAGTATGATACTAACGGTGAATATACTTTGAATTACCGTACAGGAAACACACAACTTTCTGTACAGAAGGAATTCTTCCTTCAAGGTAATGAATTTATGAAACAAAAATATAATGGAGTTTTACCATGGCGAAAAAGAATCTAATCATTGGTGGTTGCACTAATTACGGAATCAATGAACTAAAACCTTGGGTATTATCTGTCAATCAGGTAATGCCGGACGCTGATAAAGTAATGTGTGTAGGTAATGCGAGTTCTGAAACCAGAAATTGGTTGGTTGAACAAGGATTTAAAATTGTTGATATGCCACAGGCCAACATTCCAGTTCATGTATTGCGTTTCTTGTCAATTTATAATTACTTGACCACCACATATCAAGACTATGAATATATTATCACCACCGATGTGAAAGACGTATACTTTCAACAAGACCCATTCAAATGGTTAGATTACCATAACATTGGTGTAAGAGATATGAAGCAGATGGTTGCAGCTTCAGAAAGTATCAAATACAAAGACGAATCTTGGAATGACCAAAACATGTATGAAACTTATGGTCCATATGTTCATGGATTATTCAGAAATAATACAGTCTATAATGTAGGCACATTGGGTGGAAGTGCAGAGTATGTAAAAGATATGGTATTCAATATCTTCACCAACGGAATAAATCGTCCAATTCCAATTGTTGACCAAGCTGTATATAACGTCTTGATTCAAACACAACCATTCAAAGAAATCACACACTTCGCAAAACACTCTGAAGGATGGGCATGTCAGGCTGGCGTTTGTGTTGACCCATCTAAAATTGAAAGATTTAGACCATTCTTACTCGAAAAGGAACCTATCTTCGAAGATGGATTGGTCAAAACAAGTGAAGGTAAAACATTCTGTATTGTACACCAATATGACCGTGTACCAGTATGGAAAAAGTTTGTTGCAGAGAAATATGGACAAGACGATCCTTCATCACTATTCACCTACAAAGTTTAATTATGTCAAACATTACTATTGTTACAGCCTTCTATGATATTGGTCGTGGTGATTGGACACCTGACAAAGGTCTTCCTCACTATCTACAAAGAACTACCGATACCTACATTGAGCGCTTCTCTCACATGGCTCAATTAGACAATGAAATGATTATCTTTTCAACACCAGATATCATTGAACAATTGAAAAAGTATAGAGTACCTAAAAGTGACAAAACTAAATTTGTCTCACTTGATATCTTTAAAGAGTATGCTCTATTAAGAAAAACAATTTCTGAAATTCAGCAATTGAAAGAATATCAGGAGATGATTAGCCCATACCAAAGAGCAAATCCTGAATATTGGAATGCCGATTATGTTATGGTCAACTTTTTGAAGTCATCATTTGTTAACCTTGCAATTAGACACAATCTAGTCAGTAATGATTTGATTGCATGGTTGGATTTTGGTTATTGTAGAACAGCAGATAAAGTACCAGCAAGTAAATCATGGTCTTATGATTTCGATAAAAGCAAAATACACTTATTTGATTATATGGACTTTGATGGTCGTGAAATCAATGAAGTGATTGCAAACAATATCGTTTACATTCTTGGTGCAAAAATTGTTGGTGGTAAATCAGTTTGGCCAGAGTTTCAAAACGTTATGACTAAGCAGTTGATGACATTACTTGAACACAATTTGGTTGATGATGACCAAACTTTGTTGTTAATGGCGTCACAAGAACGACCTGATTTAATACAACTACATAGAATACCGGATCACCAATTAGGACTTGATCCGTTTGTTATCTTTAAAGATTTTAATAATGCGGAGTGAATATGAGTGATACTATTGTTTTTAACACAGCACAAGCAAATTATGGTTTGCAAAATACTATCAGAAAAAGTTCTGGCCATGGACTTGCAGCACTTGTAAGAAATATTGAGAATCCATTTGTCGTGGAAATTGGTTGTTCAGAAGGACACACAACAGAGTGGTTGTTACAATCGCATCCAACTTTGAGAATTGTTTCAATTGATCCATACGTCAATTACATTGATTGGAACGGTAACAATTTGAACGACCGTGAAGAATTCTACCAGTCTACAGTAAAACGTTTATCTTTTTATGGTGAACGTTTTGAAATGATTAGAGACTATTCTGATAACGTTGCACACATGTTTAAAGATGAATCAGTTGACTTATTGTTTATTGATGGTCTACACACTTACGAACAAGTTTTGATTGATTGTAAAAATTATATCTCTAAGGTAAAGCCTGGTGGAATTTTTGCAGGCCACGATTTTACTGCCATTACAGGTGTGAATCGAGCGGTTAAAGAATTTGCAGCAACTCAAGGTAAAGAAATCTTAACTACTGAATGTGACGTTTGGTATTGGTATAAATGAAGCCATTATTTCTAATAACTTCTGCTTTGAATCCTACTTACGGAGTTTTTTCTCCGTTTGATAGATACACACAAACAATGGATACAATAAAATCCATTCGTGAAAAAGTACCTGAGGCTGACATATTTTTGGTTGACGTTTCTGTAAATGAAGTTGCTCCAAATATGTTGAGTGTTGTTATGAACTCAACAGATTACTTTATGTCATTGAGTACACATCCTGGAATGATAGAACTGTCCAAAAACAGAGCTCAAAGTCAAGCTGAAACTTTAATGACCTTGTTGTTTTTAGAAACAATCAAAGAGATTGATAGATTCAAAAAATATGACCGTATATTTAAGATAACTGGTCGTATCCAATTGGATGATGGATTTGATATCAACCGATATAATGACTTGCATGGTAAATTTGTTTTTAAAAACCGTGTACAAACTTGGATGCCAACACCATATAGAAATGCAACACACCTATATGACACAAGATTGTATTCGTTATGCACTTCTAAAATTGATACCTTCATTGAGGTCTTAAAAGGTATGTTTGAGTATTTACAGTTTGTTGATTTTGAACATGCCATGTATGCAAATATTCCTAATAAGTTGGTCGTTGAATTTGAGAGAGTTTATTGCAAAGGACAAGTAGCGTCCAGTGGAGAATGGAAATATGATTAATGAATTTGGTGACGGCGTTTTGGATATGTTCAAAAATTCTGAACCGTTCAATCATGTTGTAATAGATAACTTTTTCGAAGAATCTGTAGCCAACAATATTGCATCAGAATATCCAAGTGTTAGTACTGATAAGGGTGTTTTCTATAACAATCCAATTGAAGTTAAGAAAGCCATTGGTGACTGGAATCAGTTCCCAAAAAATACCTATAGTGCCTTTCAGTACATGTGTTCACAAGATTTTCTCAATAAACTTGAAAAGATTACTGGTATTCAAGGTCTGATTGCAGATTATGGTTTACATGGTGGTGGTTATCACATGCACCCTCGTGGTGGTAAGTTGAACGTACATAAAGACTACTCCATTCACCCTAAACTAGGTTTGGAACGCCGAATCAACATTATTGTATACTTGACACCAGATTGGCAGGAATCTTGGGGTGGTGGCCTCCAGTTGTGGACACATGACGAAGAACGTAACCTACCAAAAGAAATGGCCAAACAGGTTCACAACCAATTCAACCGTGCAATTATTTTTGATACCACACAGAATTCTTGGCATGGTTTACCTGATGAAATTCAATGTCCTGAAGGAATGTCTAGAAATTCTCTTGCAATTTACTATCTTTCTGAACCTAGACAACGTATTGAAACACATAGTCGTGCTCTGTTTGCACCTCATAAAGACCAGTCTAAAGACGAGGAAGTACTGGACTTTATCAGAAAAAGGTCAATCGTACCTAAAAATTGAAGAATATATATCGTTCCCAATTTTCCTAAGTTTCAAGCCTGTGTGGATGAAACTGTTATAAATACATTACGGCAACCAAAGTGTGTTGCAAATCTCAGAGGTATTAATGTTATCTTTCAAAACCTACATCAAAGAGAGCACCGAGGATGAAGAAGGTGCAAGTCGCCAGATTAAACATCTGACGCATGTAGAAGACCGCCCTCTCCAGAATGGAGAAAGAGGTGCAGAACACGCCATCAAATCATTGACCGCAGCTGCATCACACATCAAAGATGGCAAAAAGACTTCAGAATTGACCACCAAATATGATGGTTCACCTGCAATTGTTTATGGTCATCACCCAGAAACAGGTAAGTTCTTTGTTGCATCCAAGTCTGCATTTAACAAAACTCCTAAGATTAACTACACACCAAAAGATATTGAAATGAACCACGGTCATGCACCTGGTTTGGTTAAAAAGTTAAAAGACGCATTACAACACCTACCAAAAGTTGCACCGAAACATGGTGTATATCAAGGTGACATGATGTTCTCCAAGGAAGACTTGAAGAAAACCAAAGATGGTGGAACTTCTTTCCATCCAAACCCATCTGGTTTGACCTATACGGCACACGGAGACCACAAGAAGGCCGTTGATAAAGCCAAGATTGGTGTTGTCACTCACTTGTCTTATCAAGGTAAAAACTCTAAAAGTCTAAATGCACACCACGAAGTTGACCATGAAAACTTCAATAAACATCCTGATGTATTCACGGTCGACCCAAGAATGGACACTTCTAAAGTTCATTTTAGTAAAGAAAAAGAAAAAGAATTTCATAAGCACATTATTGCTGCACAGAAACAACATGACACACATGGTTTTGACATGTATGCGGGTACCAGAGAACACCACGGTGTCGGTGGTGCATTAGAAACATACATGAACCACACAGTTCGTACTGGTGAAGAACCTAATCACCAAAACTTTAAGAACTGGTTGGAAACAAAGAAAAACAAAGATATAGATAAGTTGAAAGTTGAAAAGAATAAGAATGCCAAGAAAACAGAATTGAAGTCTGAACTTGATAAGATTGAACGTAACAAGAAACACTACAACAACGTTTTCAAATTGCATCATCATTTACAAAAAGCCAAAGATACTTTGATTGATGTAATGAACCAACACCAAGAATTTCAACATGAACATGGTGGTGAAAAAGCAAATCCTGAAGGTTATGTTTTCCACCATGGTAAAGAGTCTGATAAATTTGTCAATCGTAAAGAATTCTCCCGTAGAAACTTTGCTGGAATAAGAAACCTATGAAAAAGTTTTTAGAAAAGATACAAGAAGATGCAATGACCCACAAGCCAGTAGTAATGGCTTTTGGTCGTATGAATCCGCCTACCATTGGCCACGAAAAACTGGTCGATAGAGTAAAACAAATCGCCAAAGATTATAAAGCACCACACCATATTATACTTTCACATTCCGTTGATGCAAAGAAAAACCCACTAGATGTGGCTTCTAAAATTAAACATGCAAAACGTTTCTTTCCTGGTGCAAATATTTCTGCATCATCTAAAGAGAAACCAACCTTCTTACAACATGCGGCAGACTTGAATAAAGCAGGTCACGACCACTTGGTCATGGTTGCAGGTTCAGACCGTATTCCAGAATATGAAAAGAAGTTGCATCAATACAACGGTACTGGTGCAGGTAAACTTTACAACTTTAAAAAGATTGAAGTGAAGTCTGCTGGACACCGTGACCCTGACGCCGAAGGTGCAGAAGGTATGTCCGCATCTAAAATGCGTGAACATGCATCCAACAACGATTTCACATCATTCAAACAAGGTATTCCAGCACATGTTCTTGAGAAACATGCCAAAGATTTGTTTCGTGATGTTCGCCGTGGTATGGGTCATAACATGAACGAAAGTCGTGGTCTGTTCAAGGCTATTTTCGTGACTGGTGGACCTGGTTCTGGTAAAGATGTTATCATTCGCGAAGCAATTGCAGAACGTAAAGCCGTTGAATTGAATGCTACACAAGCATATAACTATTTGATGGACAAGAAACAATTGTCCGAAAAATCTAATGACTTCCGTAGAGAAGCAATTCGCAATAGAGGTCCACTAATTATCAATGGACCTGCGGATGACAACTCTAGAATTATGTCAATCAAAGAAGAACTCGAAGAACTAGGTTACGACACAACCATGGTGTTTGTTGAAACCTCCAATGAAACAAGTCAGTTGAGAAACTCCAAATTGACCAAAATGATTGCAGAAGATGTTCGCCGTGAAAAATGGGAACTTGCATTGGCATCTAAAGAATCGTATAAACAAGAATTTAAGAACTTCATTAGTTTCAATAATAGTGGTTCTTTGAACGCAATTGAAGAAGATATTACCGATATCTACCAAAGATTGAGTTACTTCTTAGAACAAAAACGTTATGATGAGACTGCCTACCTATGGCTGGAAAGTCACGGTAAGCTAAATACCAATGATTCAATTACCGTTCTTGTTAAGGAAGAAACATATGCTAAGAAAGATACTGGGTTTATTCAAAGACTCAAAGAAAGTAGAGAAGCAAAACTCTACAAAGGAACAAGTGGAAGAGCAGAAAATCTCGGAGATATCGTCCCAGACAACCGTAAAATCGGCACCGAAAAAGACGAAATCAAAGGTAACATCCGCCCAAGAAAAGATCCAAACGGCCGAGGACACTCAGGTGGAGGATGGTCTGGTGCCTACTCAACCGAAGAAACAAAGCCGCAACTCAAGAAATTCCCAAGTGCAAAAGAGACCAACTTCTCTAAGGACAACGACAAAAACAAATACGGTAAAAAAAGATTGAGTCCTAGTGCAAGTAGAGTTGGACCATCTTCTGGTATGGGAGCAGAATACGATTCGAGAGCTGGAGGACAAAGTGCTGCGGCTGGTGCAGGTTTAGGAAATCAAACTTATAGTGAATCTATAGGACCAACAGCAAGTAACGATGATGTTTCAAACTTTTCTGGTATGGCTGGTGGACCAAAACCTAATCCTTTAGAAAGCAGTCAACCTGTCAAGAAGTTTAATAGGTTTAGAAAAAACATCAAAGAATGGAATGGGTTCCAGAATGATGTTGAATCAGGTGTTGGTGGTACATTAGGCGGTGCTAGTAATAAAGAACCGATGGAAGATCCAAAAAACAAGGTAGGTTATACTTACGATGTAA